CTATGCCTTGTCTGTCAATAGAGTAATAACTGCTTACTCGCTCTTGCCCTTCCCTTTCTATTTTGGCCTGCTCTTCGTTAAACTTACGCTGTTTTGCAAGGCGTTTGTTATAAGCATCTTGCTGCTGTTTTAAAACATCTGCTGCGTGCTCGGCTTGTTTGACCGCCTCTTCTGTATTGTAATTGTCGCGCTCAATTTTTAAAACTAAAAGAGCTGTTTTAGTATCGTCAATTATTTTGCCCCAATTCTCTTTATTGTTTTTACCAAAGTTTGCCCGGGCTTTTTGTAAAGTTATATTTAAGTTTTGCTCTTGCTTAGCAAAAGCCCCCAGCTTGTCGCCCTTGGCTTCTAGGATTTTAATATCATTTTCATTTTTTGCTATGGTCTTATCAAGAGTATTGTTTAAACTTTTTAACGCTGCATCCGCTGGGAAAATTGCGTCTTTTAATTTGTCAAAGTTTGCGACTAGTGCGCCAATTCCTGCAATAACAACGCCAATACCTATAGACATTAAGGCCGTTCTAAATGCCAATGTAGCACCTGTGGCGCCTGCGGTTGCGCTCGTGTATACTCTGTTTGCTAGGGCGAGCACTCCCGTTTTGGTTGCATTCTCATCTAGCAACACTTTTTGTATGGCTTGCACTCCATTAACTAAAGCAATGGCGCCTTGAAGCTTTACCATTGTTTTTTGTAGATCCTCGTTTTCAACGCCTGCCAATGCAAGTGCGCCCTCAACGGCCCCAAAAGCCCCGGCTATAGCGCCAACTGCACCCAATACCGCATCGAGGCGTCGCGTATCACTTGCGAAATATGCAACCTCTGCACGTGCATCGCCTATGCTATCTTTAATGCTACCCGCTTCACGAATAAACTGATCTGCAGAAGCCGCAAACTCTGGACCTAATGCCCGCGCTTCCATTGCCAACTGAGTCAACTGCCTGACAGTTGCCATAGTTGGGTTTTTTGTTGCAATTGCGGCTAGCTTTTCCTCAATGCTCTTTGCGCTCTTTGCCACATCGGCTGACATTTCACCGCCTGACTTTTTTATTACTGATATCGCATCATTAAAGCCCTGTCTGAGCTTTTCAATGTTTGCGCCAATTACTATATTTAACGACCTTGCCATTATCTTGTATAGTTAATTATAAAGTCTTGAGCGACGTGGTAAATTCCAGCAAAGCCTGCCTCATCCTCTGCCAATTGCACCTCGCCATCGAATTCGATAGTTTGGCATTTTACAGAGTTGAAAGTGCCGGGCAATGTTACCGCTTCCAATGCAGTGCGCACCGCAGAAGCGACGGCCGTAGCGCTTGCAAACGTGGTGCCAAAGCTACTGATTTGCACACGAGCAAAGTCTGTTCGTGAGTGGCTTGTATTGGTAGGGCTTGCAATTATGCTAACTAAATTATAAGCGATTGCAGGGAATGCAGACTCTTGCGGAATCCGTATTGGATTTAAGCGGGTAGAAACCAACGCCATAAGGGCTGAGTTGTTGCTTAAAATGTTATATACTATTTTTATAGGTGCGCTCATGCCTTGGCGTCTGGGGTTAATTTATCAAAGACATGCGAATATAGTTTAACCGCATCCTCAATGCTAATATAGTCGGACTCCTCCCACGGAAATGTTAACAGCCTTTTCGGCTCAATTGGTTTCTTTAAGTGGGGCGCCATGCCTGTAGCAACTGCCCAGCGGGTGATCTCCCACTGGTTTCTATACTCTTGAGTCTGCGCATTACGCATGCCCTCAAGTTTTAAGCGCCAAAAGCGAGGGGTACATTTTAAAAACTCGCGCTCGCTTAGGTTAAGTTCGCCGTAGCTTATACGCTCAACACTGCGCCAAGTTAGCGGGGCGCTGTCGCCCTTGGCGTTTACTTTCCCTCTGGTTCGTCCGTACTAAAAAAGTCGGTAACGGCTTGCGTAAAGGCGTCTAGCGCAGGGCTCAACTCTGTAAACTTTGTAATAGAGGCGCCTAGCTTTTGCACTGTTGCAAACGGCGTCTTTTCTCCTTTGGCCTCGTAGCCCTCAAGTATTCCGTAGAAGGCGCAGCTTAGTGCAAAGTCCATGCTTTTAGCTAAGTCTTTTTGGAGGTTTAAGTCTGCGAAGGTTTCCATGCCAGCCAACTGCATAACATTCCGCAGGCTGTTCATGTTAAATAAAAGGGGATGACTAGCACCCCCTATTAAAATTTCTGTGCTCATAGGCACAAATATAATAAATTTATTAAGACACTGTGCCAATAGTCAAAGCGCCTGTACCTTGCAAAGTTCCTGTGAAGGTTGCTTTGTCATTGTTAGGTGCGCTCAAAGACAAGCTGCTGAAGAAAGCGCCGCCTGTTAATTTTTGATCTCCTGTGCTGTTGGTAGTCATTACAATTGTAACAGAAGTACCCGCTAACAAATCGGTCAAAAGATCTTTGAAAGACAAACCGCTTGTGCTCACAGATGCATCTTCTTCAAAAATACCTTCAACGTTCAAAGTGTAGCCATATTCGCCAGCGATAAATTCTTTAGCGCCTGCGCTGTCTTTGTTAGTAACGTCGATCATATCTTTAGAAATGTCGATTGAATGAGATGTCGCGTTTGCGATTTTGGTCAAGGTTCCGCTCACATCTTTATAGATGCTTATCAGCGTGCCGTTTACTGGTCCAGAGATTGCCATGGTTATTTGTATATTAGATTATTTTTCTTTGCTAAATCGGCAATGATTTGATCAACGCCTTTTATTATGTTTTCCTCTACGCTTGTGGCGTTTGAATCAACGGCCCTTTGCATAAAACGCACCGGGGCAATAGATCCTGTATAGCGGCCTGTAGTTGCTTGGATACGACTTGTTGGCACGCCGTATTCATACATCACGCCCAGGTAGTTGTTGTGGTACTCCTTGCGCAAGCCAATCAAAGCCTTATCAAAGTTCTGATTATCCTTGCTATTGATGAAACCGATTGAGTCCCGCAAATCGCCTGTATCAACTGGCACCAAACTTTTGGCCGTTGCGATAATTGGGCTGGCGCTTTTCTTTAAAACTTGCTGCAGTTTACGACTTTTCACACTGACCCCAATAGCCTTTAAGGCTTCCAAGGTTTCAGCGAGTCCGTCGATTTTTTCCATTATTGCGTTAATTCGGTTTGTAGTTTCAAATATAGATTCCGCTGCAGGTTTGCTATGTTAACAATGTTGTGCGCTCCGTTGTCATCTACTACCCTGTGCTTAACGCCTACGGCAGAATTGAAACGGATTGTATACATCACAATTTGCTTGTGCTCGCGCCTGTCTGCGTTTACATTCTCGGCGCCACTTTCCTGCTCAACACGCTGCGCCCATGCGGTTGCATATTCCGTCCACGTTTGCAGCTTCTCGCCTGTGTTTGTATCTATGGTTTCGGTGTAACTTTGTAGGCTCACCAAAACGTCCATTAACCCCGCATTCATCAGATCATGATTTGGATTTTGTACGGATCGAGTAAGTAGTGAAAGCCGAAATTCATATCACTGTTAATACTGCCCGCAATGATGGCCTGCCTGTTATCGTAGTACTGAGCAACCAACAGCAGCGCCGCGTGTTTAATCGTGGCGGGTAGAATTGTATCAGGATCTACAGATGAAGTGCCTACAGGATTAAAACCCTCAGAAATTTCAACAATGTACTTAATCACATCGTCTGTTATTGAGGATGGCGTATTTTCAAAAAAGATATTTCGAGAATACCCGCCCATAGGATCAGGTGAAGCCAACCAATCGGCAGAATCAAAAGCAACAACTGCCTGCGAGTCGTTCACATAGCTCACAGAGTTAATCGCCAAACAGCGCGTGTTTAAGCGCAGATAATTTCCCGAAGGTATATTGAGACCATTAACGGGATTCACAAGCGCAGGCTGGCCCGTAAATGAGTCAAAGCCATACTTTGCCGTCCCTTTGCGAATCGAGTAGCCCAAATAATTACTGCAGGCATCAATTGCCATAGAGATAAGCCCCGAAATGTAAGTATCATCTGAGGAACTTGTAACCCTTAAATGGGTTTTTGCATCTGCCAAACTGAGGTAATCAGTGGCGGCATTTGCGAAGGCGGTATATCTACGGCTGACAAACATTATTCTGCGTCTAATTCGGTTTCAGGGTTTACTGGTTTTGCCTTCTTTGGCTTCGTTGGTGTCAATACTGCAATCTCTTCAGCAACGCCCGCCTCAATTAAGAGCATGGCCTGCTTGGTTTCCATTATTACTTCCTCGCCTACGTTGTAACTTAAATTAAATTGCCCTGTAGGGTTTGCTGTAAATCTCACTTTCATATTGGCCCAGGGGCGATGCAGTCAAGATCACCCCCGGCACTCGGTATTTAATGACTCCGAGCAGTCAAGTTATTAGGCTACGATGTCCTTACAAACTGCGAAGGCAGTAGGCTGCAACAAGTTGCAATCTAAGTAAGCATTCAATACAACGTTAGTCAAGCCAGCAGTAGCACCGCTATAAGGGTCAA